ACCAGACGCGCACGCGCGGCGTCAGCGTCGGCGCGGTCGTAGGCAGCCGGCAGGCCGGAGGGATGCTCAAAAGCCATTGTCGATCAATCCTGCACAGCCTCGACCATCAGGCCGAAGGTTTCGCCGTTTGCGGGGGCATAGGCAGCACGCGCCTCGATCAGCGCGAAGATCGCGGTGCCGGAGGCGAGGCGGATGTCGAAGTCAGGGGACGGTGCCGCCATGCCGGCTGCACCATCTGAGAATGCGCGGTCCATCACGACATCGATGGACCCGCGATAGTTAGCCGCCCCGTTCGTCAGCCACACGCCGTTGTCGCCGTTCGTTGCCGTAGGCGCGGTGGTGTAGAAGTGAACGCGGAATGAGGCGTTGGTGACGCCCGTGCTGCTCTTGCGGAGCCGCACGCGGCTGATCGCAAAGCCGCCAGCGGCGACGCGGGCCAGCGCCAGAGACATCGCCGTGACCGATCCGGCAGTGGTGCTGTTCGCCACCAGATCGCCGGAGGCATAAGCGGTCGTGTCGGCGGGGCGAGTGAAGGTAGCCTCCACTGCGACCACGCGCCTGCCGGTAGCCCCGATGAAGTTCTCGCCAGCGGGGGTAGCACCGGTCTCTGCCAGCGCCGCAGCCTTGAGGAGCGCGATGACCGTGCCGTCGCCGGTGCCGGGCCACGCGGCATCAGCGGGAGCGCCGATGTCGGCGTCAATGTTGGTGAGAGCCACCGCCGAGACAGGAAGCGGGTTGCCGGTGTCGTTCGTGATCTCGACCGACCCGATGATGATTTCCTCGTGCGGCGACACGCCCACGGTGATGTCGGCACCGAACGAGGGCTCGGTCATCCCGTAGAGCAGTGATCCAGACGGGACGGTGATGATGCGCCCGCCTGCGTCTGGCGCAGCCCGGAAGAACTGCGTCGCGCCGGGCAACGGCAGGCTTGCAGCGACCGCGAGTCTGACCTGCCCTGACGAGGCGTAATCCACGACGACCCGGCGTGGGCCGGTGGCGATGGCCGTGTAGGCCGTGCGCGAGAGGGTTGTGGAGACGGTTGTCATCAGAACCTCAAGAGGTAAATCGGGCGCTCACGAACGGTGAGCCCGAATGGAATGTTGACTGCCACCGAGGCGATCTCGCGCCCGCCAGAAATCCCTGTCCGTAGCGCTGCCATCGACGCGCTCGGGATCGTGCCGCCGTTGAGCCGCGAGCTTGCAGGCGCGATCCAGCGGGCACCCGGAGCAGCGCCGGAAGGAGGCGCAGCGCCGACCACGATGCACATGGACGTTGCAACGCGGCCCGCCCCGTCACCGAAGCCAGTCCGGGCTGCGACGAGCAGCGCGTCGGGCAATAGCGGGTCCACCGCATAGCGCGATCCGCCGAGCAGATAGGGCCCTTCACCAGCGAGCTTGACCGGGTGTGCGACCGCCCGAGCGTTGCCGATGACCTCGCCGCTGGCGTCCTTGAACCGAATGTAGAACGGGGCCTGATTAAGCATCAGCCCCGCAATGCCAGCCCGCCTCGATAGGGCCGCAGGCTGCGACCACAGGAAGGCAGACGAGGACCATAGGTAGGTGGCGCTGGCCCACAGATCGCCCACGGGCACGGGCGCTATCCACGCCCCGATCAATTCAAGGTCGGCCTGCGTCAGCGTGACATCGCGCTCGTAAAGCCGCCCGAAGCTCCACTTGGCACCGATGTCCGGCAGATAAACGCCCGAGTGATCGGAGGTGAGGCTTGCGCTGGTGCGCTGGTAGGATGTCTCGGCCGCCCGAATATCGTAGCCCTTGAACCCGCGCGCGAACCGGCTGCGGGCCGGGGGTGACAGGCTGACAATGCCGTCGATCTGGCGCAGATCCGGACTTTCCGCATCGCGAACGCGATCCAGGTGTATCTGAAACCGGTTCCACCTTCTGCGGCGGATCGGAGCCTCCTCGAGAACGGCTTGGTAGCCGACCCAATCAAGTCCCCGTGCAATCGCATCAGGTGTCCCGCGCACGCGCTGCCAGGCCACTCCCTCAACGGTGAGGTCATAGATGTTCGGCAGAAATGGTGCGAGTTCGCTGAGCCCGAGCTGCCACACCAGAAACGGCATGATCTGCGGAGGCGGGTTCCGGAACGAAAACCGAATTCCATCAAAGTCTGGAGACAGTCGCGAGAACGGATCGTTTGCTTCGGCGATCAAGCCCATCAGGGGCGTCGAGTCGCTTGGCAGCAGACGCTCGTAGGACATTAGAAATCGCGTCCCTGCAGGTTCAATGTGACGGTGCCGATGCGAACCGCCTCAAAGGCAGGAACAATCTCATCCGCGGCTGGAGCTGTGACCGAAACCCGGTGCACGCCGCTGACCATCAGACGCGAGATCAGCCAAGAGACTGTCAGATCCCGGCCAAGAGCGCCCTCAGCCTGCCATTGAGCCTTGATGGCGTCGCCCAAGGTCGTGAGCAGCGCATCCGAGGCCGAAGGCGTGAGCCAGATGTTGGCTGTCACGTTCACGACCCTGACAACAGCAGACCGCACCACGATCGTGTCATTGACCATGCGCACGTTGGCGGCGCTCAGGGCGGCTTGGACCGTCGCGATCAGAGGAGCATCAGCCACGCCGTTGTTGTCGGTTGCGAAGACCGCCACGTTGACTTGCGGGCTGGTGCCTTGCGTGTAGACGACCGCCGATGCAACCCGGATGGACGCCGACATTGCGATGTAGGCATACCGGGGTTCTGTCCCCCCGGTTGAGCGGCCCTGGATGCCAAGGATGATCCGGATCTTGTAGCGGTCATCAGCCTCGCCAGGCATCCGGGTCGTATCGTAGAAAGCCCCCAGATGGTCCAAGGACGCGCCGGACGAGTAGAACAGGTAAGGGTCGCGGGCGATGTCATTGCCACGGGCCCGAAGCACCATTTCTTCGTAGGCCGACTCCTGCAGCAGGATCGCAACCGGATCGCTCTCGAGATTGATCGTGGTGTAGTCGATGCCAGCCGCAATGCACAGTTCGATGAACTTCGCTTTGCGCAGGGCAAGGATTGTTTCAAAATCCAGCGTTTCAATGATTTCCGGCCGCGGCAAGGCGGCGAGGTCGCTCAAGGTAAAGCTGGACACGATCTATCCTGTCAGGTCGCACGCCGGACAATGACACCAGACGATGTCACCGCGACGTAGAGGGCTGCCTGCTCAAATGTGAGATGCGCAAATGGCTTGAAATCACCAAAAACAGTGATTTCGAGGCCGCCTGCGCGGGTTGCATTGATCACACTCAGCGCGCGAGGAACGAACCGAGGCTCGAAGATCGTCAGCGCTGCCCATGCGATAGCCCACCAGCGCATGATCTGCGCTTGGGTCATGTTTTCGCCGAGCAGCCCATTCGCGGGCGTCCCGAACCATTCCCGCATGACCCTCTCGCCCGTCCTGGTGGAGAAGATTGTCGCAATGCTCTGCGAGATATGATCCATGTCGGGGATCATTTTGCCGGTGCGGGCATCCATTCCAGACATGGTGTCACCCGTTCGGAGTCAGCGTGTTGGTTCCACCGGACATCACGCCGCCGTGGGTGTGAGCCGAGCCGATATTCTTGTTGTCATGCTTGATCTGGCCGCCGGTCGTCGTGATGCCGGTGCCGTCAATGGTGTGCGTGACGCCGCCAGCGACAATTTTGAACTTCGGCGCGGTCACGATGATCTCTCCGCCCTTCAGGTCAATGCGGACATCGCCGAACGTCAGCGTGTTCTCGTCGCCCTTGTCGTTCGGGGTCGTGTTCTGGTCGCTCCAAGTGAACGGCATGGCCGCCGCCTGCTCAATGTCTCCGCCCGGTGCCATCAGCATCATTTGCTGTCCGACAGATGGAGGCGAGTGCACCTTCAGTGCGCCTGCGATCTGCGCATACGGCACGGGCGGGGATAGGACATCAGCCCCGTCCTCATCCTTGCCGATCTTGAGCCGAACCGTGCCCTTGGCGGCGTCCACAGAAGCAACCGTTCCGGCTGTGCCCTGCATGGCAACCCGGCGCTCGAGTTCGGCCAGCCGCGCGAAGACAGCGAAGAACAAGTCCTTAAACATCACCGAACGTCCCGACCGTGTTCTCGCCAGAGAACTCGATCTCATCAAGTTCGGACGGCTCGCCAGTCTCGGTTTCGTCAGCCGGCGTGAAGCCGGCAGCGCGCGCCGCGGCGGCCGAGTAGGCCATGCGGATCTGGGTCACGCGCCATGCGGGAAGGCTCGTATCGTATTCAATTGCGGACTTGATGGCGTCGGCCAAGGGCTCAGTCTCCGGATCTTCCCGAAGAAGCCCGTCAAGGGTGAGCCAAACACTGTAAAGCGGCCGACCGGGCGGCGGCTCCGGAATGACGGACATTGCCATTCGGATCTCGAGGCAGGCGACACGCACGCCTTGGTCAAGTTCAACCAGAACCGGCTTGGAGTCATGCTCGACGACCGCGACGGTCAACTTATCCCAGACGGCCTTCCACGGTGATGTGCTCCCGCGAAGTTCATTCATGATCTGCCGCGCAACGATGTCGAGCGACATTGCCGAGGCCTGCACACCCAACCCGATTGTGCCGTCAGGCAGGGGGCGGATGATCGGAGGCAGGTAGATAAAGAACGCGATCTCGACCTTGTTGTCCTTGCCTCCAACATCCCGGCCGTCCGGCTTAGATGAGGTCTCCGAAGTGAACACGCCGATCACCGGCTTCGGACTTGGATCGGCCCGACGCAGCACCTCGGTGATTGGAGCCACGGGA